TCAATATTTGATGTTGGACATTCGCCCGGATGCGTTCAAGCACCTACACCCAGAGCAAGAAATTAACGCCCGTCGTAAAGCGGTTGACTCGAACATTTCTAACATCGAGGTCGAAGCCGCGGATCATGGCCGTGACATTGAGGACAACATGCGCCGCAATGCCAAGGCAATGAAGCGTTGGGAAGACATTTGTAAAGAAGAAGGCGTTAAAACCCCCGGCGCAATGACTGGGCTATTTAGCGAACCTGAAACCAGCGAGGAACCGGGCGAATGAAGAAAAACCTAGCACTTGATTTCTTGATGTCGCGCCCCTGGGCGTTAGAGCAAGGTTATCTTGACATCATGACCGGGTTATCGGCCAGAGACTTAGACAATCTTGATCTATCGTCGTTAAAGCTATCCGCTAACCAAGTGGCTGAAGGTGTGACCACAGCGTTAGAGGGTAAATCGGGGCGCGCCGTCACCCGCGGCATGGAGATCCGCGGCGACGTCGCAATCATTCATGTAAACGGGGTTATTAGCCGTTATGCGGGCATGTTTGATGACATTTGCGGCGGAACCTCAACGCAAAACCTAGCCAAAGACTGGACCGCGGCGACTGAGCGTCACGACGTAAACAGCATTGTGCTTTATGTCGATAGCCCCGGTGGTCATGCCGACGGCATTCATGAGTTTGCCGAAATGGTTTACCAGGGCCGCGGTGATAAACATGTCGTCGCCTATGTTGGCGGCAGTGCTTGCAGCGCCGCTTATTGGATAGCCAGCGCCGCGGATGAAGTGGTTATCGACGCCACAGGCCGCGCCGGGTCAATCGGTACGGTGTTGAATATTCGCCGCCGTAAAGCGACCGACGCCGACCCAATAGAAACCCTTGAAATTGTGTCGAGTCAGTCACCCAATAAGCGCCTAGACCCGTTTAAGAAAGAGGGCCGCGACGCTTATCAAAGTGAAATGGACCAACTCGCCGATGTGTTTATCGATCGCGTGGCGCGCAATATGAATGTTGACCGCGACACAGTGTTAAACGATTTCGGTAAAGGTGGGGTGTTAGTTGGCCAGTCGGCCGTTGATAAAGGTATGGCGCATCGATTAGGCAGTTTAGAAGGTGTTGTCAGTGAACTACAAAACAGGAAACGAAAGCCAATGAGCAAAGAGAACAAAGGCCCAAGCGCCAAAGACACAACAGGCGCTATCGTTATCGCCTTAAATTTACCAGGTGCAGAAGCGGCCAGCGTCGAACAGATTGTCGCCGCCATTACCGCCGAACGTCCTGATGTGATTGCCGCATTAGTTCCCGCGCCTGAAGTTACCGCGCTTGAGTCAGCCGAAGCAATCGCCGCCGCTTGTGCAAGTGCGGGGATCCCGGCTATGTCAGCAAGCTTGTTAAAACCTGGCGTCACTAAAGCCGCCGCTGAACAACAAATTAAGGCCGCTACCGAGTTGAAAGACACGTTAGCCGCCGCGGGTTTAAGTGCCTCGTTTGACTCATTGGTTAGCCATGTTAGCGACCCGGTTAAATTAGCGGGTTTAGTTGCGCATGAAATCCAGGCGCAAGGCGACGAGTCCGGCAATTCTAGCCGCCAAGTTATCGGTGATGGTGGCAAGACTAAGGCGTCACTCAATACCAAACAAATTTACGCTAACCGTTAGGCTGGCGTGGATACCCTAACCCTTAGTTTTTAACCTCATTTATCAGGAATACGATAATGGAAAATTACAGTTTAGCGCCGCGTAAAAGCGCGCACGTATTAGGTGAAGTGCCTTTTTTATCAAAAGATGAAGTGGTTATCGCCACGGGTCAATTGGCTAATGCAACGGTATTAGGCAAAAAAGATGATGGTACTTTTATTCAGTTAGACGTTGCCGCCGAAGCGACAGAAGCGACCGCCGCGTCCGCGGTGTTATTTGGTTTTGTTAATGCCAATGATGCCCCCGCCCCTGGCTTGGCTCATACCCGTTTAACGGCCGTTGATGCGTCTAAGTTGGTGTGGCCTGAAGGTATCACAGAGCCACAAAAGACCGCCGCCCTTGCAGAGTTAGCGGCGCTTCACATTATCGCCCGCTAATCCGCTTTTAAACCCATTTAAGTAAGAGAGTCATTATCATGTAATTAGAACAAGCACTGAGTTCTGAAAAGTTCACCACTAAGAGCCTAACCGCTTCAATCAATAACGCCATAGTGCCTAAAACCCGTTTGGCTGAATTGAAGATCTTCCAAGAACGCGGCATTCGTACCACGTCGGTTGATATCGAATACAAAGACGGCCAAATCATCCTTGTGCCAGAGAAAGAGCGCGGCGCAGATGGTACGCGCATGGATGACCGCGACCGCAATATCTACACGTTCCGCGCTGTGCATTTGCCGCTTGAAGCGGGGATCATGGCTGATGACATCCAAAACACGCGCGCCTTTGGCAGTGAAGACGAACTCGAAGACCTGGACGCATTGATCAGCGAGAAGCACGAAGATCACCGCTTAAGCCTGGATGCGACTATCGAGTTTCACCGCTTTGGTGCGCTGTTCGGTAAAATCATTGGCGCTAAAGGTACTGTGATCGAAGACCTTTACGCTAAGTTTGGTATTCCTGTGAATAAAAATGTCTATCACGACATCGACTTCACTAAGCCTATTAAAACCCAGTTGCTAGGGGTGAAGCGTGAGTCTGAAACTAATCAAAAGGGCATTAAAGGCAAGCGTTACCGCGGCCTGTGTACCCCGGCTTTCTTTGATTCATTGATGGAAGATGAAAGCTTTGTTAAGGCGTTTGAGCGTTTTAACAATGGCGCGGCGTTACGTGATGATGTCCGTTCAGGTGTGTTCTGGCAGGGCGTTTACTGGGAAGAATGCGATCAGCAAGTGCAAGATGCCAAGTTTATGAAAGACGGTGAAGCGGTTGTCTTCCCTGAAGATAAGCCAGGCTTGTTCTTAACTCGTTTTGCCCCTGCTAACTATAACGAAACCGTTAATACTGTTGGTTTGCCTTACTACTCGAAAGCCGAGCCTAAGCGCATGGGTAAAGGTGTGGACATTGAATCACAGTCAAACGTGATTAACGTCTGTACTAGCCCGTTAGCGGTTCGTCGTTTACGTATTAAAGCGGCGTAATGCGTGACCCGTTCAAGCGGGCCAGCCGTCGGATAGTTCGGCGGCTGGGAAAGCCTGTGGTTATCACCACGGCCAATGGCGTTCGCATCGACAATATCAAAGGGGTGTATAGCGCCCCTGAAGAAGATGCACTCGTTAAAGGCCGCAAAGGTGGTTTGGCACTGAAAACGCGGTCCGCGACATTAACTGTCTGTGATGATGATATCGATTGTCGGCAATTGTCGACCGATTGGCGGATCATCGTGCCTCATGTCAACCGGGAGTTTTTCCCGGCTGAACATCTTAATGATGGTGACGGTTGCACGGTGATCTATTTAGCTGATGCCTTGACCCCGTCGCCCGATATGGACGAACAAGGCAATGAGTCAAAGTGGCGTTGATGTCAAAATTAACTTTGCCCGTGAATTGCAACAGGCTAGCGCCGCGTTGCAATCGACCCCTAAGCAACTTGAGTTAGCGGGCCAGCGAGCAATTAGAAAAACAATGCGTTGGTTACAAACCCGCATTGCGCGTGAACTGTCCCAAACCTTGGGCTTTGCTCAAAAACTATTAAAACCCCGCTTAGTCATGAAAACCGTTGGTAAAGGGTCGGATCAGGTCACGATATTGTGGCTTGGCACTGTGCCTATGTTAGCTGAAAAAGTTGGCCGACCAAGACAGACTAAAGCGGGGGTTTCTTTAGGTAAGCGTCGTTATGAAGGGGCGTTCGTGGCGGATATGTACGGCTATGATAGTGCTGTTTGGATCCGGGCCAGTCGCAATAATGGCCAATACGACACAACGTCTAAACAACGCAAGCCGAACCCTAACGCGATTTCAAAGAAGATGCGCGGCCGTTTCCCAGTTCAACACATTGCGGTTGATATGGGGGATCATGCGGCTGAAGTCTTTAAACGATTTGAAGCTAGGATCCCTGATGAATTTAGAAAAATCCTAGGCCAAGAACTTAATTATGTGGTGAATCATGAGCGATAACCCAACGTCACTAACAGACTTTACCCCGTTACATGAAGCCATGATAACCGCGCTAAAAGCGAAAATGGGTTACATAAAAACGGTTGAAGCCTACGACCCCACCACAGAGAGTGACGGCGGGCAGCATAGCTTAGTAAAAACCCCCGCGGTGTTAATTGAGCTAGCCGAACTTAGACCAGGTAAACCCCTTGGGGATGGTCGCCAAGCGTTTAGTTGCGAGTTTATTTTTCACTGTATTTTGTCAACAGCCACTAAGAATGTGGAATTAGAGATCCGCAACTATGCGGCCGCAGTCGCTAGGGTGGTTTATAAAAACCGCTGGGGCTTTCCTAATGCCGCCGAATTGCCGGACGATATCGGCGCTTATCCTGGTGTGTTTAAACCCGGTGATAAGGGCTTTGAATCTTGGGTGGTGTCGTTTCGCCAGAATGTGTTTTTAGGTGATGTCGACGTTAATCAAGAATCGATCCCGACGGACGTGTTTTATAGCATGACGCCTGAAATTGGCGCAGCACATAAAGACGATTACACAAAAGGCCAAGTATGACCGACATATTCGACTTATCCGACCGCATAGAAGCCCTTGAACGTGCTGTGGCTGAAATGGTAGTTCGTGGTGTGATAAGCGAAGCCGACCCCGCCCGCGGTCAATATGGCATGGTCAGGGTGACGTATGGCAGCGTAGACAAACCCATGATAACCGCCTGGCTACCCGTTAAACCTATTCGGGCGGGTAAGGCGGTGGTGTGGTGGTTTCCTGAAGTCGGCGAGGGCGTGACGGTAATATCACCAGGCGATCTGAGAATGGGCGAAGTTTTTCCCGGCAGTTTTCACGCCAAGCGCCCAGCGCCAAGCAATGACCCTAATGTGTTCCTGGTGCAGTTTGGCGACGGATCAAGTGTTGAGCATAACCGCGAACAGCACACGCTAAAAATTGTCAACGTGGGCGACATCGATGTCACCACGCCAGAGCAAATAAAAATGACCGCCAGTAAAGGTTTTGTGATGATCGGGAATATCGAGCATCAAGGCGATACGCACACCACGGGCAACATTGCCGCCGATAAAAATATCAGCGATAAGACCCGCAGCATGGCGGCGGACCGCGGCATTTATAACGGCCACGATCACCCACACGGCACACCGAATACCAGCAAGCCAAATCAACAACAGTAATTCTTTATTTAACGAATTAACGAAGCCGTTAACCAAGTAATTAACAAGGTCGACAATGAAAACAGGCACTGATCGAGAATCGGGGCGGGTGATTAGTGGGGTCCCGTATTTACGCCAGCGTTTAGCTGATGTGATAAATACCCCGCTTGGGTCATTGGTCGCCCGGCGTGAGTTTGGTTCGAGAATGTACGAAATGACCGACCGCAATATCGACCGCCGCTTCTATATGGATGCGTATGTCAGATTAACCGAAGCGGTAAACAATCCGGCCAATGGTTTAGATGATTTTAAATTAGACGAAATGACCGTTTCCCCCACAGGGGATGGTCGGGTCGAGATTAGTTTATCCGGGACATATTTGTCGAACGGAAAGCCGGTCACAATGGAAGGAATTATTTTCGATGTCTGAAGGTATCAATTTAGCCCTTCTGCCGCCGCTTGATGTGGTGCAGCAAGTCGAACTTGAAGCTATTATCGCCGATATAGCCAGCCGCGCCGCGTTAGAGAATGCCAGCCCGTCGGATCCGGCTTATCGGGTGGCGTTAGCCGCGGCCTACCGCGAAATGATGTTACGCCAAAACGCTAACGAAATGTGTTTAGGCGTCATGCTGGCATTTGCCAGAGGACCACAGTTAGATCATATCGGGGTGACATATTATCGTCACCCCGACGGGACCCCAGTTACCCGTCTTGCAGACGAACAAGACGAAGCTTTTCGTTTTCGCTTGCAGCATTCGCCAGAGGGGTTATCTGTCGCGGGTCCCGATGGGGCGTATTTATTCCATGCCTTAAGCGCCCACAAAGACGTGAAAGGGGCCGCAGCATTTGGGCCGCATTCACTGACTAACCCGACCGCCCCCGGCTTTGTTGATATGTATGTATTAAGCCGCCAAGGCGACGGTGTGCCGTCAAATGGGTTGTTAACGGCGGTTGATGCGTACTTATGGCCCAAGCGCCCTATGACCGACAAGTTCACGGCCAAAGCCGCGACCGTGTCACATTATGGCGTGGTGGCTGAACTCTTTATGAAGCAAGGCCCCGACCCTGAAACGGTTCGGGCGGTCGCCCAGCAACGCGCCCAAACCTATGTTAACGAACAGCACAAGTTAGGCGGGCGAATTGTTGAGTCAAACTTACACTGGGCGCTAACGGTTGAAGGGGTTATCGAGGTGCGGTTAATTGGCTGGCAAGATGTGACATGCCAAGCCAGTGAAGCGCCGTTCTGTGACAGCCTGGCCGTGTCGATTGGGGGCTATCTATGACAGATAAAGCCAGTCTGTTACCTGGTAACTTAAGCGACCTTGAGCGTGACCTAGATGTCGCCATAGCTCGCATTGAAGACATTAACATTCCCATTAGTGAATTATGGGACCCGTGGAACTGTCCGCTTGATGCCTTGCCGTTTTTAGCCTGGGCGTTATCGGTTGATCAGTGGCGTAGTGATTGGTCAGAAACGGTTAAGCGGCAAGTGGTGGCCGGAAGTATTGACGTTCACCGCATTAAAGGAACCCGCCCCGCGGTTGAGCGCGCGCTTGCTGATTTGGGGGTCACGGTTGATTTAGTTGAATGGTTTCAGGCCCAGCCCGCCGCGGCCCCTTATACCTTTGATATTACCGCTTGGGTTAATCAAAACATTACCCCAGTCGCGCCCAGCATGTTAGGCCCTGAATTGTACGATCAGCTATTTGCCGCCGTGGTAAATGCTAAAAACACGCGATCGGGGTTTACGTTCAAAGTAGGGGCTAAATTTGGTCCCAACGCCATTGGCGCTGGTTCGGTGTTAGAGGGACAAGCGGCGATAGCGCGCCGTGATACCCAAGCCGTTCAAGCGCCGTTAGCGTGTCAGTCTGCGATTGCGGCGGGAATGGCTGGTGTGGGGGTCGGTATTACCCGGCATTCTGCCCAGTCTGTTATTGATGCGTCACCCAAAGCCGCGGCGGTGCAAGTTGCGTCGCGGGTACAGGGTGGCGCGGTAGTTTATAGACGGATGGAGGCGACACAGTGAGCGCATTAATACCAGTGATCACCACAAAAGGTTTGGCGGCGGTATTTAGTCAAACTAATGCGGGGTTCGCGGCTGAAATTACCCATATTGCACTTGGGGACAGTGGCCGAACGCCCAGCAAAAACGAAATCGGCTTAGTCCGTGAAAAGATGCGGATCCCGATCGCGGACGGTCAGCGCATTAATGACACTCAAATTCATGTCACGGCCCTGGCCGATGGTGCAACGGAATTTTGGGTAAGAGAAATCGGCTTTATCTTGAAAGATGGGACCATGTTAGCTGTGTGGTCTGATAGTCAGCCATTGGCTTATAAATCCGCCGCCGTGCCGTTATTGCTGGCCTTTGATTTGGTATTGGCTGCATTGCCCGCCCAGTCGGTCACAGTGCAGGGAACGGGCGCTAATTTGTCGTTAGCCGCTTGGGGCGAACATCAAGCCGCTAATGCCGCCGCCGCGGTCGATAACATGGCGCGTCACACTCAGTTGTTGTTTCGTGTGATGGACCTTGAACGCAGTCAATAGGGGGCGTTATGGCCGCAACAGATTTACAGTTTACGGCCGGAACGACATTCGCCTTTGATTTAACCTGGCAGACCAAGACCGAAGGGGGCGAATTAGTCCCTGTCGATATCACGGGCTGTACTGCGTGTTTTCAAATGCGCGAAATCGCGTCCGGCAAGCTGTTAGCGCAAGCTAAAACCGAAGGTGACGGCATAGTGTTAAACGCCGGGGCTGAGGGTGACAACACGGGCAAGATTGACGTGTCGATCCACCCAAGCAAAACCCGCGGCTTAAAAAGCTTTGTGCTTGGTAAGGTTGCCTATGAATTGCGTGTTTATTTCCCGTCCGGTGATGTTTATTCGCTGATGTCGGGGTTTGTGGCGATATCTGAAGGGGTGATCCTTGAGGG